TAGTTCTTAGAAACGTTGAATTATCTAAAGATCCTAAATCTGATCCAATAGATTCAAAAGATGAATCTATTGCTGTAAATATATCTTGTGTTACACCGCCAGTTATTTGATTTACTGTGTTCACACCCTTTTCATAAACATCTCTTGCAATTTTTGCAGTATTAACATCAAAATTTTTCTTAAGGAATTCATCTACACTATTTGCTCCTCTTGATCCAAGGCCAATTCCTTCTTTAGCTAATCCACCAATATTTCTATATCCAGTTTGGCTAGCTAACGCTTCCCTATTTCTTTGTATTGTTGACCGTGAATCCTCAGCCAAATTTGATGAATATTCAGTTTTATTCTGAACATTAATATGAATGACCATATAATGTCCTTTATCTACCGATCCAATATCAATAGGATATCTTAATATATTTTGACCAAATGCTTCTCTAGGCAAAGGTCCGACAGTTCTAGCTTCTTGTGCTTTATAAGTTATGTCAGATAGGGTAAAAAGTGCCATGTTGATCCTGTAGTTTTACTACATATTTATATGTCTTATGGAACTAATTCTTACAAAGGTAAGTTTACCCCACAAAACCCGAAAAAATATAACGGAAATCCAGATAACATAATTTATAGGTCATCCTGGGAATTGCGTTGTATGAAGTGGTTTGATGATAATCCGAACATCATTTGGTGGTCATCGGAAGAATTGGCTATTCCCTACTACAGTCCAGTTGACAAACGAATGCATCGTTACTTTCCGGATTTCATCATCAAAGTCAAAAGAAAAGATGATACCATTATGACTTATGTAGTTGAGGTAAAACCAGAAGCTCAGACCAAAAAACCAACACAAAAGCGTAAGACCAAGAATTTTCTAAGAGAATCCATCACATATGTTGTCAATCAAATGAAGTGGAAAGCAGCCGATGAATTCTGTCACGCACACGGGTGGGAGTTCAAAATAATTACGGAAAAGGATTTAGGCATTTAATTCGTAATAAATACAATTATGGCTTACTTAATGGATAGAATCAATCAGCAGTTGCAAAAGACTGGTTATACGGCTCGTAGTAGACAAGCCCGTGATTGGTTGCGTTCAAAAGTTGGTGATTTGAAACCAACGCCTCAGAAGTTAATGCAGGACCGTGAGAGACAGACAACCTCACATTTTATCGGTCACATGTACTATTTTTATTATGATCCGAAAACGAAGGATAAGTTGCCATATTACGACAAGTTCCCATTGGTTCTACCAATACAACTATACCCAGACGGTTTTCTAGGGCTGAATTTACATTACATTCACCCAAAGCAACGTATCATTCTTTTGGATAAATTGAGCGAACATGCCACCGATAATCGCTTTGATGCACAAACCAAGCTAAGATTAAATTATCAAATGCTGGCTGCATTCTCAAAAGCGTATGAGGCGACACCTTGCATTAAGCGATATCTAGGTTCTCATGTGCAATCTAGATTTGTTGAAATTCCAGCTGATGAATGGGACATTGCCGCCCTATTGCCGGTTGAACAATTTGAAAAGGCAACAAAGAACAAAGTCTGGGCCGATTCTAGGAAAAAATTCTAATGTCATTTTTACCCCAATTATTTTTAGCCAACATAAAGGCTAAAGAAGGCTTAGCCCGTCCAAGTCGTTTCCAAGTTATATTACCAATACCACAATATATTAGCAAGTTTGTTGAGAATGGTTTGCTTGAGCAAATTCTTAATTTACCAAATTCAGTTTTTTCGGATGTTACCGCAAGAGTGCTTGGCGGAGAACAAACCCGTTCTTACAATTCATCTATTTCAAGATATCTAGCACTTCAATGCGAAGGTGCTGAATTGCCGGGCAAAACATTACAAACGGCTGATGTATCAATTTATGGACCAGGATTCAAAGTGCCATATACAACCCAATATGATGAAATTGCACTAACCTGGGTTTGTACAAATGAGTTCTATGAAAGAAAATTGTTTGACCGTTGGATGGAAGCAATAGTTCCCAACGACACAAACAACGCTAGATTTCCTAAGGGCAAAGAAACATCATACATGACTAACGTTAAAATTGTTCAGTATGATGATTTCATTAAACAGATTTATGCTGTAGAATTATTTGATGCTTTTCCTATTGGAATAGGAGCACAAACACTTTCTTGGTCGGATGATGGGTTTCATAGATTGACTGTTAGATTTTCATATCAGAAATTCAAAACAATTTATGAAGGTGATTATGACCTCGGTGCGGCTGCGGCTGCACTTCTTGGTTCTTCCATTGCTGGAGTACCCGTTTCACAAATCCTACAATCGCAAATTAGAGGAACGGCTGAAGCTGTGAGAAGAATATTTTAATTATTTGGAGATTATATGTTACCTAAAATTGATGTGCCTTTATATGAAATTACTTTACCATTACTAAAAAAGAAAGTAAAGTTTAGACCGTTCTTAGTTAAAGAAGAAAAGATTCTTTTGATGGCTGCGGAATCAGAAGACCAAGATGCGATACTTTTGGCCGTGAAACAAATTATTAATAATTGTTGCGTTTCTGATATTGATATTGAAGAATTGCCTATTCTAGATTTTGAATATTTCTTTATGCACTTAAGAGCAAGATCCGTTGGTGAAGTTGTTGACTTGCAATACAAATGCAATAATACTATTAGTGGAGAAGGTGAAGAGGAAAAGAAATGCAACGCTTTAGTAAAATTGAGTTTTAATGCTCTGGAAGTTGAACCTGTAATTGGCGATATAAACAACAAAATTCAATTAACACCAAATTTAGGTGTTGCATTAAAATATCCTAACTTTAAGAACATTGAAGACATTAGTAAGATACAAGATTTATCATCAAGCGATTTAATTTCAAAAACGATTATCAGTTCTATTGATTTCATTTATGATAACGAATCAATGTACTATGCTAAAGATACACCAGAAGAAGAATTGGTAGATTTTATTGATAGTTTGACCAGAGAACAATTTGGAAAAATTCAAGAATTCTTTGAGAGCATTCCCAAACTTAAAAAACAAATTAAGTTTACTTGTCAAAAGTGTGCTTATGAGGAAGAATTGATGCTTGAAGGAATCCAAAGTTTTTTCGGATAACCTTTCGTTATGATATTTTAAGTAACCATTACCAAACTAATTTCGCACTAATGCAACATCACAAATATTCTTTACAAGATTTAAATGAGATGATGCCGTGGGAAAGAAATGTATATGTTACTATGCTTCTCCGTCACATTGAGGAAGAAAACGAGAAGATTAAACAACAAAATTTAGCAAGAAGAAAAAAATAAATGGCAACTAAATTCTCACAAATATACAAACAAGAATTAAAATCAAAAGGTGTTTTGAGTTCTCTTGGTTCAGCGGCTTTGAAGCAAAGAAAAGAGAGAATGGATATTAGAAATGTTTTGTTTGGTGGAAGTGGAGTTGTGTCAGCTACTGGCCAAAAAATATTTGGCAAAGGCTTTTCTGCATTAGGTGGTGCACCAAAGTTAAGTTCAGATTCACCACAACAAAGTGCGGCTATAAATGCTTTAACTATTTCAAGCGAAAAACAAGAAGGCTTATTAAAAATTGTTGCTAAAAATACTATGAACATGAATTCTATGGCTAGAGATATGAATATCACTAGACAAAACATAGCGTCCATGACTAAAAAAGTAGCAGGTAAATCATCAAGAGGTGCGGATGCACTTTGGATGGGTGCGGAAAAAAGAAATGCATTACTAGCTGACAAAAAAACAACACCGACAAACACTAATAATACCACAGAGAGTAGCGGCGGACTTGGTGGTATTTTTTCTGGAATAGGTAACATTCTTTCCGGTGGTGCTGGACTAATTGGAGGAGTTGTTTCGGGACTACTTGGCGTAGTTGGAAAAGTGGGTGGTGGAATATTAGGCGCCATCGGTTCCGTTTTAAGTGGAGTTCCCGGCGGATTTATTTTAGCGACTGTTGCGCTTGCTGGAGTTGCATATTTACTCAAACAAGTTTCTGAAAATGTAAATTTTGAAGAATTGAAAACTGATATTCTCAAAGGACTTGGTTTAGATCCTAATGATAAAGACAGGTCTTTATCGGAACAAATATTAGAAAGAATTGGTTTTAGCCGAGAAACTTCTAAAAAAATTATCAACTCAACAAGCGATTTTACAAGAGAAATATCCAAAATATTTGAAGAGCCGGCTAGAATTATGACAATCTATGCCAAAGCCGCTTATTTAACATTAACTGATGTTTTTTTGGGAATAGGAAAACAATTTGGTTTCTTTTTGAATGAATTTTTCCAAGACAATAAAGGAAAAATTCTTATGGCAGTCACCCTCGGTATAGGTTCAGGTTTTGTTAGAAATCCGGCATCATTAGCCGCTGTCGCAGCCGCGGTAGGTGCCGCTGGAATATTTGGTGCAACAACTTCGGCCGAAACAACGAATAGTTTAACTGAAGATTTAAATAAGAAAACTGAAAGTCTAAAGAATCAAGAAAAATTATTGAATTGAACGATATAACTAGAGCTGATCCTAATGATAGAAGAATAGCTGGAAGAAAACAATATATTGAACAACAAAGACAACTAGTTGATGAAGCTAGAATAAAATTAGACGCTAAAAAAGCTGAACAAGATTCTTTAATGCCAAATATTAGAGATAGGATGAATAGAAATGTTACAGATTTGGAAGAACAGTATCCCAAAACCAAATTTACTCCACAAAAAATAGATTCAAATTCACAAAAAGAAACAGCTAATCTAATTCTAAAAAGATTTATGGAAGCAGGTTTTACTTATGAACAGGCTCTTGGCGCTATAGCAAATGCGTCAGCAGAATCATCTTTAAATCCAAAAGCAAGCAATGTTAATCCAGAAACAAAAGATGATAGTCACGGATTATTTCAATTGAATAGACGAGGAGGATTAGGATCTGGGTATAGTGTGGAACAGTTGCATGATGCAGAAACTAACATAGCAATTGCAATACGAGAAGCTAAAAAATCTTCAAAGTTCAGAACATCAAAAACAGTTGAAGATGCCGCAAGAGCATTTATGGAAGATGTTGAAAGACCTAAAGACCAATCCA